AGCTTGTCATACTTGGCCTTGTAGTCGGCGCGGACTTCATCTTTCAGCCAGTTGATGTTAACGGCGTCACGGGCAATCTTGTGTTTCTCAGCCGCTTCAGCAAGCTGGAGTTTTTCAAGACGAGTATCAGCGTTCTCTTTTGCAGACCTGATAAGGCCGTTGATTTCCTTGGCCAGCGGATCATCGACGATCCGCCCCGTGTTGTCGATCATGGTCTCAGGGTAAAGCCCGCCGTCCAGAAGCGAACCAGTAGACTCTGCATCCAGTTCGGCAGTCTTGATACGGTCGATGATCTTGCCCATCCGGGCCGTCACTCCGGATTTGTTGGCAGCCTTGGCCAGTTCGATACGGGGGGCAACGTAGCGCGTGTAGTGCGATGCAATCTCGCGGATATCGTTCACCATCCACGGGGCCAGCACTTCGTCGGGCAGGTCGAACACGCGGGACTTCAACGGCCCGGTCTGTCCTCCGATACCGTGCATCACACCCTTTGCATCCGTCAGTGTTTCCCTGACACTTGCAGCTATGTTCCTTGCTTCAACAGGGTCCATACCCTTGAGGTCCACAAGTGCCTTGGTAATATAATCATCCCATCCCGCTGCATCGCTCCTGATCTTTACATAGTCATAGAGGCGTTGCAGGTAGCGTTCATTGTCGGCAATGTCAGCCAGTCCAGACGATCGCATCTCTCTGGCAAAGTGTTTGAACAAGTCCTGATATGGCTTTGCCGCAGCCATGACTTCAGGGATTTCATGTTCTCCGGTCCTTACAGCCTGGCTCACTGCATTCGCAAACTCCTTGCGAGTCAGCTTGGTTCGGCTGATAAGGTTTCCGACTTGTGTGGCATAACCGCCAGCATACTTTTCAAACTGCTTGGTTTCTTCAATTACCGCATTGTCCAGAAGGCCATAGTGAAACTTGGTAGCCGCTTCAACACTTTCCGATGCTTCACCGGCAATGTTCTTGTTCAGAATACGGGCAGTCTGTAGCAGGGTGCGTTGGGCCTTCTGCATAGACTCCGATTTCCACTTGGATACACGGAAGTTAGGGGACCAGTCCTTGATAAGCGGAACCCGTTCGGCCAGTCCGCCAGCCGATGCCTCTGCATAATTCAGGGGATTGGCGAGTTCGTCCTTGAGCCCGTCGATGGAATCGTCAAGACCGTTGTAGGCCCTAGCCGCCACGGGGTCCAGCTTGCGGCCAGCCGCGTCAAGACCCTTGCCTAGTTGCCTAGCCATCGTTCCGGCAAACGGGATAGCAGCGCCAAGGACCGTAGCACCAAGGATGTTGCCAGCCGATTGCTCCGCTGTCCGGGTTTCCTGCATCCCCTGTTTAAACGCTTCCTGAGCCGCCTCTGTGCCCGCCGCTATCGCCGCCCCTCTCGTCACCCTGCCAGCAAGAGTAGGAGCATTGGCGAGGTTCGTAGCGACTCCCAGAGCGTGCAACATGAGCATGTCGGGAGCCTGAGAAATCATGGACGCGACAAATCCGCGCGCGCTCATGCCTTCCGTTGCAAGCGTCTGTGCCCACTCACGTTCAAGCTTTATTCTTTCATGGATAATCTCTGTCTCTCCGGCACTCATTGAATCTTCAAAGAGAGATTTCAGGTGCGGTGGCAGTTCGATTACCGATGGGTCTTGCATGGGGTCATAGTTCTTGTCCCTATCCTGAGCGAGACGGGCAAGCCTGTAGGCACCTGTTTCAGCTATAGTTCCAAGTATGCTTTCATACCGGAAGTTAGTAGAAACAAGATCGGCAAACGAGGCATCGTCATCTGGAGCTACCGGACTAGTAATCATTGCTACCGGCTGGAACGGATCGGCTCCAAGCGGCATGAATGGACCCTCAAAAGCCTGTGGTTGATCTGGAAGTTGTCCCTGTTTATTTCCGCGTGGAACGTAAGGCATTATTCACCTATGATGTAGACGCCACCGCCTCTGCCCTGAGTCCCCTTGACAAACTTAGGACGCGAGACAACTGCCGGTTTATAAATGAATGGATTCCTTTTTTCATCAAGAACAGGAACCAGTCCGTTATTTCTGCGTTCGTAAAGAATCCATCCCGTAGATTCATTGCCAAACCATTCACCAACGCCTTCAAGCAATTCTTTTATGCCTTCATCTGAAGCCCCTTCAACCCATGTTCCGGCTTTCAGTTTAGAAGCTATGTCATCGGTCATGGCCTTTTGCGTCATCCGTGAACCTGCAAAAGTAAAAGGAGTGGATCGCCTGAACTCCCCACCAATATAAGAATATTCATTTCGGACATCTGCTGCCGCAATCTGGACCGCCCGTTTCATATCGGCTTCAGGGTCATCGCTAGACGTAACAGATGCATATGCATCCTTGGCACGGGAAATGATACGATCGCGCACAGCCCTGTAACCCGGTTTATTCTTGGCTACACCATCCATGAAATCCTTGCCGAAGAAGCCGCTGAATCCAGTGTTCTGGTATGCCGCATCAATGGCATTGTCTATCGTGTCGTTGACAGTAGCCGCAAATAGCTTTTCTCCATTGCCTTCCAGATACTTCCGGCGTTCCTCGATCACGTCATTGTTGTATGGACGTTTGATGGCTTCGATTGCAGCCTGACGCGCCTGATCCTGGGAAGCTCCACCAGCAATATTCAACTGGTAAATCTGAGAGAAATTAAACGCCTGTCGGCCCTCTTTGGTCTTTATGAAATTGGCCCATGCAGTTGGATTCTGCTGCTCAAGAGATGCCAGAGTATTGGAAAGCATTTCCGCGTAACCATTATCCCTTGTGGCAGCAGTAGTCAGATTCCCATAGAACATCTTGCCAGAATCAACCGGACCATTCATCGAAGAAAACACGTTGTTGACGAGAACAGCCTTTCCACTATCATCAATATTCGGGTCAGAAATGATAGTAGCCAGCGATTCATTGACCTTGGCTCCAGCGCGTGACGTAGGAAGAATGATAGATGTTCCAGTCAGTGACCCGTCTATAGCTGATCCTACAAGCTGTGAAGCAGACAAATCCGCCTGAGCATCCTGCATATTTGCATCTGCATCAGAAAGATATGTCTCTGCTTCAGGATATTTATTGACAAGTGCCGACAATTCAGAACGATAACCAGCTGCCCGGCCAGCAGCCTTTTCGTCACCAGATGCCAGATTCTTGGCTTCCTTGCGTATCAGGGCATTAAGCTTGCGGGCTTCCTTGTCGTAATTGGCCTCGGCGGCACGTGATCTTACTCTTAAGGATTCATCTATCCTTTCGATAGCGTTGTTCAACCGGATTTGAGCCTCAGGCTTGTAGTCCTTGGCTACCTGTTCTGGAACAGTTCCAGCGGCGTCAGAAAGCAGCTTGCGCGCAGCCGTAAGACCCTTGATGCGTCCCGTTTCCTCAGACGCCCCGATGATCGAATCGACGTGAGCCTTTGACAGAAGAGTGAACGCCTTGGCAGCGTATTCTTCACGTGCTTCCGCCCCAAGACCAAGAGCCTCCGTAACTGAATCCAGATAGCCCTGATGTTCGGACAGAGCTTCAATAAACCCGCCACCGGCAGATACTTCGGCATTAAGCATGGCAAGCCGGTTGGAATAGCCGTCAAGAACGATCTGGCGGTTCTGCTGCAATGCCTGGGATACAATACGCGGGAACATGGCCGTTCCAGTGGCAAGCAGGTCTTTACGGACTTTCTGCTGTATCTCTGAAGAAAACTGGCCAAAGTCGCCCATAGCCGTCTCGATGAGCGAGTCCATCTCCCCGCCTTCGGCCAGCAGTCCCTTGGCTTCCTGATACTTTCCTTCACGGATAAGCGGATCTGCGCGTTCCGAAATGGCTATAGCAAGTTGGGCCTGAGCGCGTTCTGAGACAGCCTGAGCCGCAAGAAGTTCCTGCTGCTCCAGCTTTTCCTTTTCCTGACCGGCAATCTTGAAGCCGATACGCGCTACATCTTCAAGGACAGAAAATCCTTCGCCAAGAGAACGCCAAGGTTCACCAGCAGAACGAATCTGCCCGGCTTCATAGCCAACATCAGGCATATCTCCGCGTGGACGTTCAGGCAACGGTAATCCCTCCAGTTCCAATCAAATCGTTTACGCCTATGCCAAGTTCCTGACCTGTTGCCAGTGGATTACCACCACTGAAACCTGCTTGTGTAGTTGCGCCACCCAAAGCACCTGCTCCATATGCCATTAATCCAATCTGTCCTAATCCCTGAACCAGACCAAATCCAAGACCTATATTGGCCCCCAACTCTATATCACTGGCTGCTTCATTGGCCAGACGCATTCTTGTCATTGCATTCTGCCTAAGCACTTCTGCCTGCTGGTTTTCCATTCCAATGATTCCAAGTTCGCTCATCATAGTGGAACCAACCAATGGATTGACTCCAGATGCACCCGCTCTTGCACGTGAAGTAGCAGCCATACGACGGGCACGTGCCATTCTGAGCCCGATATTTTTCTCGGTAGCCCCACGTTCCATTTGCGCCTGTGCGCGAATAGCATCGGCCTGGTCCATCTTTTGCTTGTATTGCATGATGGGGGTGACAATGGGTGATACCACAAAAGAGGTAGCCAGAGCTATTAATTCAAGTCCAGTCATGACCTTACCCTCGCCATGCGAATGCAATCTTCTCCGGCTCGCCCGTAGCAGCGCATAAGGCCCTCTTGTTCAAAACCCATGCGTTCTAGCCACTTCACGCTTTTGTCGTGCCCGGCAAGCACGGTGCATTGAAGGCGGGAAAGTCCAAGTTCATCCCACATGGCATCTATAAAATCCTGCGATTTCTCACAGAACCATTTTTTATGGTTTTCTATATTTGGAGTCGTCCATGCGTAGGCTTCTCCAACACCTTCCCACAATCGTATTACGGCTCCACAGGCAAATGGTTCTCCGTTTTCAGTGAGGGTTATAGCCGCTCCGGTAATACGGGAATCGGTAACAAGGTCCAGTATGACATTGGTCCCGTTCTGGAAAGTAAGCGCATCGAAATACCGGAGCTTCCCCCTGATACTTTCAATATCACCCTTCTGGTATTCACGGTATTCAAGCATGGGTAGGCTTTCCATCCTCGAAGTCAACTTCGTATTTAATCAACGTTACAGCAGCATAAAACGGGTCATCGGTATAGAGTTTGCACACGCCATCCGTATCATGCCCTGAAGCTATGGAAATCGCAACATCTCCTGTGTAAGCGGTTGGTCCGGCTCCAAGGATCTGATTGGTGCGCCTGAACCCGAATGTTTCCTTGGCCCCTTCTATGCGTTCAAGCACAGTCTTGACATATAGAGACGGGGTATTGACCACCCTTGCCATAACTGAAGTGACCCGCTTCTTACGGCCCTGTGCTGTGCCATCCCTCAATGCCAGCTCAACTCGATGAGGTTCTATGGTCGAGCCATAGGGTAATCCGATAACAAGCGGTGTCACAAGTTGCCACGTTGACGCACTGGTTGAACTACAAGTAGTAATCACGGTGCCACTCATGGTGGTCGTATTGGTATAACCAGTCAGTGTTATAGCTCCTCCACCAGAAAGTATGATCGTTTCGCCAACGTAAGAACTTGACGCATCGCTTCCATCAAACGTAACCGTTATGGAACCAGTGGTAGCAGAAGGCGTAACCGTCGTAGCCCGATAAGACAGCGGGATCGTAAACGGGTTAGCCACTACGATCGAACTGGTAGACCCATAATCCCCTCCAGCGATAGACGCCCTGACTGCTTGGCCGGTCAAAACTGTGAGCCCAGTCACTTGCAGTCCGGTAGATGTTCCTGTGATTGTAGCCCCGAAACTGGTCAGGTCAGCCAGTGTAAAAGACGAGTCCAGGTAACGGGCATCGCTAATACGTTCAATGTATCTGACCGTTGATCCTCCTACCGTTCTAGCCACAAGGAACCATATCTGATCGCCTGTCGATCCCTTGAGAACCGAACAGCTTTCAATGGTAGCGTCGGTAGACGTGTTATAGGCAGTCCAATTCTGGAGCTTGTAGGTTGACCATGACGGCTTGGAAGGATCGCCAAAAACGCTCGCAACGCACAATACACCGTCATCCCTGACACCATAGACACGGGTCTGAGAATAGCTTTCGACGGCCAACTGCTTAACTCCAGTTCCGGTAATATGTCCTGCTAATTCAGTGACATCTTCTGAAACCAGTCCACCAATAGAATCATTGTAGGAAAATGCGCGTATCGCCAGTCTTCCATTCTGGACCATGTAGAAGAATGGACCGATACGCACCGGCTGGATACGGGCGGCACCGAAAGAGATTTCAGGACGGGCAAATACGTTATTTGGCGTGATGCCTGAATCTCCACCAGTCAACCGGTATACGCCGTTTTTGGTCCCCACAAAAAGAGCGGTTCCGGCTGCGATAAACCGGATATCGTCAAAGACTCCAGACGCGAGTTCATATGAAAGAGACTCGTCATCTTCTGTCCCGGTAGCGAAGTTCAGGTAAAACCCAGTGGCCGATCCCCAAATAGTCTGAGGCTCAATCTTGGACCCGCCGAGATATAGCCGCCCTTGGAAAAACGCCAATGCCCCCGGCCATCCCGTTTCTATGGCGCCCGTGTAAGTGGCAGTCGTATTTGATCCCCATGCGGGTCTTGCCCATGTCCGGTATGTTTCAGGAATCATGGTATCGGACGTTGTTGAGGCATCTCCAGATGATCCCGCCCTGCCATTGTCCTGTTGTCTGACACACCTGGCAGTAGCAGTATTGGCGTTGATGATTCCACCGGTATCAATACGGTATTGTCCGCCATCAACCATGAACGACAACCCTATATGTCCAGAAGTAAAGGGTGAAAACCCGGATGAGGATGCATCCAGAGTAGTCAGTGAACCGCTGACAGGTGGCGCAAACTTGGCAGTACCGGTTTCAACTACAGGATAAGTATTGTCACCTGATGGGTCTGTAATAACTCCAATCATTTTTGTATCATCTACAAATTGTGTGATCTTTGCCACAACATCAAGATTTGATCCAGTGTAACCAAGGACGTGGGTATTCACCCATTCTGGACGAGCCTTGTATTCAGACGCACCAGAAAGCCTTATAGTGCAAATATCATCAACGGTATCTGAGTTTCTCAGGTTAACAATCTGTGATGCTGAAAAATATCCCGGCGACACCCCGAAACGTGAGGTAGAACTTTTAACGTTTACACCATCATCATCCAAATCCTTGCCATACCACGGATTCCCTTCAAGCTTGGGATATGTCGCACATGTAGACACTCCAAACTTCGGAGACGCAGAAGGATCATATGCAATCTTGATAATGGGATAGTTTCTATGAACTATGTAAATATCGTTTCCAATCTGGTCTATCTGTGCGTCAAACAGCTCTGTTATGCTGGCCCACGCAAAGTTTCCTGCACCATATCTGGAATCCGATTCAGCGTCAGGCAACTGGAATGTATAGCCGAACGAACCCTGGCTGTTTATCACGGCTCCATTTTCGTCGTATACACGAACCACTGAACGACTGCTTACCGTATCAATACAAAACTCCAGCATGTAGGAAGCATCTGAACCCTGGAACCCGAACAGACGGCCACTGTTTGAAGTCCCTGCCGCCTGAGAGTATGAAGTCTTGATGAATTGTGTTCCGCGCCTGCGCTCGATCCCACGCTCTTTACGTATATGCCAGTTTGTCAATTCACGGGCAGATACCGAATACTGGTCAGTCCCGACTATGCCTTCTGCATATTCGCTGATTTCACCACCAGAGACATTGACAATAACATGCTGCTTCAATCAATCACCGATCCCCAACGCGTAAGCTGGATATCGTAGGCCGGTGATCCATCACTTGATCCACTGGCCGCATTAACGCCCTTGGCCCTCGCCAGAGCCCGGCGATATTTACCTTCCATTATCTGTGAAAGATTGTCGTTACCGGCTACGGAGTTGGCCAGCCGTGATGCCAGAAGAAACCTTAGAGCCTGGTGCATCTTGGGATGCATCTGGGATACATTCGCACGGAACACGTAGGTAAGAGCAAGAGGGCCGGAAGCATCCGTAAGCAGAACCAGGTTATTCGATGTATCCCGCTCAATCTTGAACGTATGGATGTTACTGAAGAACCGGACAAGCCGGAGAAAATCGTTAGGCAGATTATACTGGTAGGAATACCCGAAAGCCGGGGTAGTTCCCGATGCAGCTATCTCTACCCGTTTTGTGCACCACTGCCAATCGGTATCTGAAAGCAGATCATCCACCGCTGCCTGAAGCTCCAGAAGGCATTGGTTAGCCCTTGTGGAACCATCAGACAGCGATGTGATCTGTGTGGCCTCACCAATGGAGGCCAGAGCAAGGTTGCATATTTCTACGTCCGTCACTCTGGCCCCCTATCAGTTAGAACACATACGGAACCTTGATCGCCAGACCGATACCAGTCGCCGGAGCACTGGTCTTGAACGTGGCAACTAGGGTATAGTTGTCCGACGTTACAGTGAAATCGGAACCATCCGCACCGGTAGCTTTCGCCGCGCCGTTGGTAGCAAGTGCGATTCCAAGTGTAGCACCTCCACGGAGAGCCGTGGCAGCCGCAACGTCAGCCGAAGCCGCGAAGCGGGTAGCCGAAGCCGAATCCCCAAGGTTCAGGTCCACGCCGGTACCGAAAGCACCGCTGTAGATCGTGATATCGTCACCAAGGATACGCGCACCGTTCGGGATCGCACCCGCACGGAACGTAACCGTATCGCCAGTGGCGGAAATGGCAGAGGTCGTAACCACGTAATCCTCGTAGTAATGGACCGTGCCGTTTTTCGTATTGAGAGTGCGGACAGACGGTGCCGCCGTACTCTTGGCTGCTTCAACTGAATAGATATTTGCCATGATTCAGTTCTCCTTATCTCAGGTGCTCGGAACCGTAGCATCAAGGCGGATAACACCTTCTTCATAGGCGCGACCCGCACCAATGTCGATGTATCCAGTCGTGTGCCACGTGGTGTAACGACTCGTATCGCGGAACGATTCCACGGTCGGGCCGGTTCCCATACCCACAACCAGAGCGTCAGCAACAAAGGCAATGCCGATGTTGGCCGTCGAGGAAGTAAGCAGGTCAGCATCCGTGTGGATAATGAGATTCCATCCGCCGATCTGCTGAATCTCTCCAGTAGCAAGCAACTGCTCAACCTTCTGGTTGGCAAATGCCATGTATGGATTCACCTTCTCGCTCGAAACGATATCATCCAGCATAAGCTGTTCATACATCTTCGGCGTGGCGATGAGATACTTCGGCATGGAATCGTCGATGTTGGCAGAGCGGAAAGTCCTGGCCGCCTTCATCAGTTCGTTCCAGTTCAGGCCGTTCGATAGCGTCTGCGTCTGGGTGATAGCCTGTGTCCCAGTGCCATCCTCTCCAGTAATCGCAGAACCAAGAAGCCCGCCTGTCCCAGAGCTGGAACCGATAACTACGTCATCGAACTTGCGGGCAATCGCAGCCACAAGCTCCTGAGCGTCACCGTTCTGGAACTGGAGAGCCGCACGGACTTCCTGCTCGGTTTCGTAGCTGAACACCTTGCGATAAGGCGTAGCAACGATAGACCGGAACGAATAGGTTCCGCCCACCGGAGAAATCGTCTCATAGGCCGTGGTTTTTTCAGCGAGATCTTCTGGAGCCCGCCTGCGAAACGTATGCCGTTTGCCATTCATCTGGACCGACGGGAAAAGACCCATCAGTTTACTGGTGCGCTGTGCAGGGAGCATCGTCCTGATGCCCTGCTCAAACGCCGGTATATATGCGTCAACATTACTAGGCATGATGTTTACCTCCTATAGGTAAAGAAAATGAGTTTCTTTGCCGTCAGAGGTATCCGCGCAGTGCCGATTGACCTTTCTGATTCCGTGTCCGTAAGGGGGAATCATACAGGTGTCAGCGAGCCGACGGGCTCAGCGTCAAGTTATTGGCAGTCTGTCAGAAAATTGACAATGTGTCAAGAAAAAAAGATTGGGCTCCGTAGCATGTCCGACTATGGAGCCCAAAAGGGATAACGTATTGGTATATATCAGTCCATGTTGGTCATGAGCCTTCTGCAATGGCAGTATTGATCTGGTCAAATTTTGCAAACCATGACGCCGTTTCTGGTCTGCCGCGTCCAAGCAGTAGCGGACTCTTGGCACCAAGCTCAGCCGCAGCCATCATATGCTTATTCAGTTCTTCACGAAGCGTCTGCTTGGTCTGGACGGGTGCAGGAGGGGTCTTGGCTGTGCTTCCTCCCTGGGCCTTGCTTCCGATTTCAAGCATCATGCTCTTGGCCAACTTGGGATTCACGGCCAGAAGGTTATTGTATGCAGTCTCTACCGCAGTCCCTTTGACAGCCACAAGACCACGTTCCACAATCTCCTGATTAGCGGCATAACGCTCTCCCCAATCAGAAAGCAGTTCGGCCTCAAAACGCTCCACTGTTTTTTTCTGGTTCGCATTAACCTCAGAGACAGATGCCTTCCATGCTTCACCAATCTGTTTGGCCTGATTCTTGCTTAGGCCAGCGGCATGAAATACATTTTTGAATCGTTCTGATACAGGATCAGATGGATCGCCAACTTCGTATTCATTCGGGTCTTTTGGACGCCCAAGCCGGTCGTATAATTTCTGCCAGCCTTCAGGGTCGGATTCAGTGGGTATACTGACCGAACCACCAAGCTTGCTTTCAAGGGCCTTGTATGCCTTGGCAAGTTCAGCAGGACTCTTATAGCTGGACAGCTTTGGGTCCGCTTTCAAATCCTCCGGAAGCCATTCGTTATTCGTCTCTTGGGTCTGGTTGTCTGACACGTTTTGTCTCCTTCTTTGCCTTGATCTGCAAAACCTTTATTGGCGCAAGCAGTTCCATGACAACGGCCTTGCGGCCCTCGTTAAACATTGCCATCTCTGGGGAAGGAACGGCCCTTTTTACAGAAGGGTCCAGCCATCCCTCTTGCCAGATATGACGCTCAACCAAATCTTCCAGTATCAACCGGTAATCAGGGTTAGCCCACAGATTGCGGTGGGCATCCCATTCCTTCTGGGAAATGACACGGCTGTCAGATTCTATGGCTGATTGTGGGATATTTTCGATCAGCCACGTCCCTATTTCAGATCGTTTGGTTTTCCGGGCCATCATGCTCCTTGAACAGTTGCCTGAGCTTCCGCATTCAGTTTGGCCGCCTGTGCTCCAGCTGTCAGCAGTTGGGCCTGCATCTGTGCGGCCTGAACTTGGGCTCGCTCGCTACGCATTTTCTGAACCTCTACCTTCTTTCGGAACAGGTCCAGTGGTATACCATTCCTTTGTGCCACAAACTCCATAGCCTTGTCACCATCAAAATAATCAAGACTTGACGGGTTTACCTGAGCAATAGAAGCCATGTCAGTAAGGCCATTCCTGAACGCTTGCAGATCAACCTGCTGCTGTGCCTGTGCCATTGGACCGATAAACTCTATCTTGATCCCTCCCTCTGCCTTGACCTGCTCAGGTATATCCTTCTGTGATCTAAGATATATCCTCGTCATCAGGTCAACGGCAGGCTTGAAGTATTCCCCGTCAAGCCATGCAAATATGGGTCCGAGAACAATACGGTTCTGGCGGGCTATTTCCAAGGCTACAGTAGCCTTCATGTATTCAGCATTGTTGGGCATCTCGATCTGGTTAACATACCATGCATCCCTGATGGCCTCCGCGCAAGCCTGATACTTGCTCATGAACAGTTCTGGCTGGATAGCAGCAACGTCAGGCTTGAACCCGTTTATATCCGATACGCTATACCACCTTCCTGGACGCCTGTTCTTCAGGTCGATATCCATGCCTTCGTTGTAGGCAACGGGGGGAAGGACCGAGTAGTCGGCTCCCTGAAGATGACGTTTTGCAAGGTGATTAGCCGTGCGGATATCTGCGATGTTGTCCACTGCGATACCACGTCCGTATATTTCGTCATTGGGAACCGGCATCCTTGGAGCTACAAATGGACGTTCCGGGTATTCCTGCTCGCTTATCAAAACCTCCCCTTCCCGGCAGACCCAATAGGCATCATATGAACCACGTGAGTTTTCTTCATCTGTCGGGCAGCACTTGAAGATGAACGTGAATCTGGAGTTAACGTCATTTTTACCGTAGGCTTCCATGATCTTGATAGGTAGTGGAGCACTCACCCCGAAGTAACTGACAGCCTGATATGCCGTCATGGATACAGACCTGAAAAACTGTGATACGTCTCCATTCCCGTCTACGCAGAAATATGTTTCTGAAAATGATGGTGTCAGGAAGCGAAATCCATTGAAACCCTTTGCTTTGATGGGGCGTTCCTCGATCCACTGGACAGCATTCCCAAACAGTCCAAGTGACCCATAAACACCTGAAGCAGAGCGATAGAATCCGTCCCTGTTGGCATAGAACAGAACATCGTCGCGTTTCTGCTGTAGCCATCTTGACGTTTCTTCGTTTGGTTTGGCACCGCTGGTAAGGGCATACTGGACCCACTTCGTAGTTGGGTTGGTTCCAAGACCCATGATAAGGGCGGTAAACTTCTTGTTGGAACGTGGAGCCAGTGTATCATACTGGTCCTGTGTCCTATCCTCTCCACCAACAGTATTTTTCAGTGTGAAGCTGATTGAGTTGGGGCAACAAAGAGTCGCCACGTCCTGCCATACCTGCTCATATGGCTTGCGCGATGCTTCGGCATAACCGAACTCAGTTATGATTCTGCGACCTTCTTCTATGCTACCAGACTGCTCGTATTCAGGCATTGTCAAAAACCTCGTAGTCTGTAGAGTTTGGCTTGTCTGATGGTCCGAAAGCAATATCCGTGCCAACCTTGGCGTAACGCTCCATCATAAAGCCATATCTATCAGCATCCATGACATGATCGTCCTGTTTCTTAGCAATCCCCTTATCATCATACCTGTATTTGCGGTATTCCTCGAACCATTGACGGCAGGTAGAGAATATCTTGTATTTGCCACGCTCCATTTTGTCTCTGATACCAGCCACGCCATCAGCTACTTTCATTGATCCATTCATGAATGTTGCATGGGATGGAAGCATCTTGAATCCAAGTCTACGGTAAATCTCTACGGTTGTCAGACCCTTGATCTGCTTGTTGCCATCATGCGGCCATGCCACCGGGATACCAGCAATCTGTTTTTTCACGGCATTGGCTACCCTGTTTTCTGAGTCTCCTGATTCAGATACATAGCAATCGTATATATATGTCGTATCTGTTCTGGGGTCGATAGCCCTGAATACGATTGCAGTCGGGTCAGCACTCATTCCAAAGTCAATGCTGGCCAACCGCCTCCATTCATTAGGAACATGCATCGGAGGAACAGACACAAGACTCTCGTTAACAGGATATACAAGTCCCTTTCCGAACCGGTTGGCTACCCCAGTAGTTCGTGCCTGTATTTCCCACGGAGCCCACGCAGCTCGCATTGCAGATATGTCGGCGGCATCGAGGTGCCTGGCTTCTTCTATATCGACATAGACCAGATATACACTCTTGGGGTCATCCTTGTGCATTTTTTCAAGATGAGACACAAGATCGGAATATTCAAGCGGAGTATACGCGCCGAATATGATTCCCTTGGTAGTAGCTGTTCTGGTAGTTGCTTCTGAAAAATAGGCAAGCGGGCAGTTTTCGTCATAGGCAAAATAGTGGGCTTCCATACCAGCAATCTTCTCCTGACCCTGATCGTAGGTCTTGAGATAAATTGTGCTGGTCCCGCCATCCAGTGTTTCGCGCTTCACAACAATATGATCGACAGCACCACCGCCACCATGACGGGTAACAATGTTGAGAATATTCTTCTTTGGTATCCATCCAGAACCCTGGTCACCGGGTTTGCCGAGCAATGTCATCTGTATAGTGTCACGCACTGATTCGGTAGTTTCTCCTGCAACTATACCGATGGTAGGCTCAACAAATCTTCGTCCAGACCACCAGTCCGGGTATTTCCCAAGAGCATGCAACGCTACTTCATAACCAATTGAAAATGTTTTTCCCTGTCTGTTAGCAGACGAATTGTGCCTGAACTTGTAACTGCTGCCAGCATCCCACCAGTTCGATTGCCATTTATACGGATGGTTCTCCTGCCAGAACCAGTCAATCCGGTTGTATTTCCGGGTATGGGCCGCCCGCTCATGGGCCTTTACTGAATCCAGACTCATCGCGGATCATTCTATTTCGTTGTTTATGTTTGAAAGATAACGCACGGTGTCAACCGCCCCATCGTCTATCCGGGTGTTACCTATAGCGGCATATTTTGTAGGCCCACGATGGGTAGGTATAAGCACAATGCATCCGGTAGCGTTAAGCTCACCGAGTTGAGGGATGATCTTCTCCGTCAGGAACCTTGCGATTTCATTTGGAGCACCAAGAACCGTTCCTACCGGTATCTTCTGGTATGCAGGTTTTTCTTTCTTTGATTTAGGTTTTTCCGCTGATTCAACTGTAGGCATATAAAATATCCTGTCTGGCAATAGCCATTTTGTGTATATTCAACTCGTTTGTGACGAGATTCCTGGACTCATTCCATTCATTCCCAGATGAGAACATGGCCTGTTCTGTTCTGGCAATAAAGTCATCAAGATCATTCGGCTTATACCTGAAGATAGAAGGCATGTTCCATGATGGCCAGTCTGGAGCAACGCAAGTGGCACCAATTGAAGTGGCTTCTATCCACGCGATGTTAGAACGACACCGGTTAAACGTGGTATCAATCATGGGAACTATTACCACTGACGGATTTATCTCTGACATCTTGCGGAAATACCGCACCACTTCCAGAGAGGGTTCCAGTCTTACATTAGGCAATTCGCGCCGTATCTGGAATCTTGGAGCAGTAATATTGCCAAGATAAATAAACGTCCAGTCGTTGTGCTCAACAGCAAGGTGTTCAAGTGCCGCATCAAAATAAGCAAGATCAGCCGTATGGGTGTCAGATCCTCTCCATAAAACCGTCTTGTTGATCGACTTGCTTTTGGCCATCTTGTGCATACGGTGATCCCACGCATTGGGAATAACAACCGCTTTGGGGCCTATGATATCCGCAATATCCTGAGTCGATACCGTTACAACATCTGCCAACTCGACGCATTTTGGAATCCACTTCTGGCATTCTTCGTTGGGGAAGTTCCTTGCCCTTGGACTATGCCAGTCAACAAACCCAACCGCATCGTCATAATCCAGCCATATTTTAGTCCCAAGGTATCTGGCTTCTTCCAGTCCTACATACTGTCCCTCTTTATGGCATCCATTGGCCATGACCCAATCAGTTACATACAGTCCATCCCACATGGCATTGTTGCAGGTAATCAACTGCATTCCTGGGTTCAGCCTGGCAACATATGACCACGGCCCAAGTTCACGGTAAAAACTGACGCCACCGGAAAGCATTGATCCGAGAAGATGGAATCTCAATTTGCCTCCGATGAGTCTGGACCTACTTCATATATATGCAGATTGGAAACCACTCCGATACGTTTCATGATGTCGCCAACGGTTTCACTGACATGATATACAGTGCGTCCTGTCATTCCGATTGATGTTCCTCCCAACGGATGTTCCCTTAATGACTCAACAATGGAAAAGTTAAGCATTATCCTTGCTCCACTTTCATTCAGATGCAGTCCAATGAATAGCATCAGACCGGCACCAGTATTCCATCAAATCCTGAATGCCCATCAGAATCGGCTGATTCAGATATGGCCTGAACCTTTATGATTGCAGGACCATTAAACGTAACATATGGACGATGAACACGCTCAATCCATGAGTTTCCATCCTGAGATGTTCCTAATACATACTGCGTTCTGTAGGTCGTACGGTTTGCAGGATCGGTATTAACCTTGAAATAGAAATCAGTTGTCGGAGTAGCGTTACCAGCTCTGTTCACTCCAGCAAAAAAAGATGTAACCATAAGTGCCTTACCAGAAGGAATACCATAGATAGCCATCTGGGTCTGGCCATTACCGGGCAATATCGAAGCCGTGACGGTTCCATCTGTAGCAGCCGTAGCCGTGATGGTTCCTACGTTGATGGATGTATTTCCAGCGGTCATTACTTCCATGCGGTGTATGATAACGTATGCATTCGATGTATTAACCGGAGTGGTCCCATCCAGGGTAACCGTCTCTGATGTTTCGGCAGAACTCCACCCCGTCAGACCCCATATCTTCACGGTCCTGGCTCCGACACCGGCAGGGCTTCCATCATCTGAAGTGCTGCTGGAAACAATAGCATGTATCCTTGCAGCGGTAGGAGCCACCCATAGCTGCTGTGTTGGCGTAGCGTCTGCGCGATCCCATACGTCAGTAGCAGTGGTTTGCAATCCGTTATAGGCATGGCCAGAAACATTCACGGCAGAATATCCACTGATTGAACCAGCAGACAGCCGAACGAAAAAATCAGTATTCTGCAAGCTCGTTGTCTGAGATGAAATGGCAGAGGTGATTGAGCTTGTGCCCCCACCCTGCTTTGAGGCAATGCGACGGAGCATTTCAACAGACTCATCGGTCTGTTCTGTTACGATCATTTTCCCGCGTCTCATGGACTTACTCATCACTGAAAATATCCCGTCCCCTGTATGGCGGATCTACCACAAGCTTCATGTATCGCCTGCCACGATTGTCCTTGTCGATGCAAAGGGTAAGCTTCTGTCCCTTTTCAATATCAAACGGAGCAGCCATCCAGTCTGAATATTCATTGGCATTGTCAATGTCTGCGAAACATATGATCTGGGCATAACGATTTGGTTTGTTCATTTGATCCTCATGGCAGTCCAAACAGGTTCACTTGGGCTTACCCTTCTTCACTTTCTGCGGTAGTTTCGCTCCCTTTGGTGTATGCTTCTCCCACTTCTTCGCCATCTGTGGCTTGTTCGCATACATCATCTTGAATCTCCTTTGCTTCAGCAGGGATAGCAAACACGCAAATCTCTGCTGCCAAATCCATGAGTATAGGTCTAAGCTTCTCGGAATCCTTGGCCTTTTCCATTACCTTGCGGAAGAAACCAGGGTCAGCAATATACTGCGCCATGATTGCAGCTATAGCCGCTTCTGCATCCGAGAAATCAATCTCGGCAGATTCTTCAGTTGGAGGCTGGATAGTCTTTGAAAGTATATCCTTGAAAAAAATCTTGCGGCGATTATCCAATACCTTGAACCGCTCGTCAGGCTCAAGGCCCTCATCCTCAAGGTCTTTACCCTCCAGCCAGCCAACAATAGCCTTATGGGTAGTCGCACCCGGCATGTAGTCCTTGTCTGTCCACAATGAACCACCAAGCTTGTCCGCCGCCATGATAACGGCACGGAACGAAGCGTCACGCCGAACCTTCCCCTTGCGTCCAAAAGGGTTACGCACTTCACCAGGGATCGCCGGTTTCAGATTGTCATTGCGTCCAGCCACGGCAAAGAAACAATAACACAGTCAAAAACCTGACACAAGAAAAAAAACAAACGTAAAATCTTTGTAAAACTTGCTTTAACAATTTGACCAAGAGCCCCGTAGGGGTAAAAATGCTGTTGACTTCAGCTATGACTCTTACCGGATACCATGCGCGAGGCGGTAACCCCCCTCCCTATCCTAATTGCTACTAAGCAGTAACCCTCCCCCAATGAGGCCGCAACTTATAACCTTTTCGGGGTGGTGAAGGGTTATCACCCCCATATACGTGGTGGCCGCTTTTCCCCCGGCCCCCCCCTGTGCCGGTTGCCGAGCGTTGGCACCTCTGCTGTGGCTGGCTGCCTCTGGCATGGTGGCTGGCTACCTTGTGGTGGCTGGGAAAGAATAACCCACCGTGTTAATGTGTCCCAGGTGTTAATGTGTCCCAGGTGTTAATACATCTGCTGTGCCTGTGCCATATTAACGCAATGCGTCACATACTTACGGTATACTTACGTATCTACCTAAGGTTATACGGTTTGTATAAGCCTGTTTGCTTTCGTTTTACGGGGTTTTGCTAGCCTTGGGTATATCTAGGTATGGTTATGTGGTTGCGCCTCTCATATCGCTCCTAATTGCGTTTGCTGTGTTTTGTGCTTTTGGTCACACGGTAGGTGCAATCTTTGCGCGCAAGGTTTGCGTTTGTGCCTGTCTTTGCGCGGTTGTTTACGCGGTGCGTCTTAGTGATTTCGCGTAGTTACGCCTTCTGAATTTGGCACGGTGTTTGGATGTATGTTTGTGTCCGATTGATCCGAAACGCGAGCAACAAAAGGGAGAAACGAAAATGGAATGGTATCAGACACAGGCAGTCATTGATCTAGGTTACCTGATTTGGTTTGAAATTCTGGCGAGCTTCTAAGCCACAAGAAAAGGGAAACGATCATGGATCAGCACGAAATCACGGAACTTGACATCTACATCACAAACGACGGCGACCT